TGGTCCCAGTGGTCCCAGTGGTCCCAATGGTCCCAGTGAAACGCCGACAAGTCCCAGTGGCTTCACCGCTCCAGGACCTGCACTGGTTGCAATAACGTTCAACTCTCTACAAACAATCAGACGACAAAATTTACATGTTAATGTCGCAGCCGATGATGGGACCGGTAGAACGAACTCCATATCTGATGGTAGTTTTATAAGCACGTGGGGGATAACAGCTACCGGATATACACATATTCGCATAGGAACAGGCGATAGAATACTGAGAATAACGAGCCTACCGGACTCACCATTCAATTTCTACGGATACTTTGTGGATACGTTTGGGAATAAGCTTGCTACAAGCCCTTTCGCAACGGTAACTAATCTGACAGATATTACGCTTCTTTCTGTAAATACAGGTCCCATTGCTCCATGACCTGCAAGAACCCCTGGTCCATCAGTTATATCAGCTATACTTGCAATAAGTTCTTCAAATTCACACGTAGGGTTTACTTTTAATAGTTCTCAAAATTTAAATAATGTTAGAGCCAACCTTATTGCTACAGGAAGTGTTTCTGGCGGTACAAATATAAATCAATCAACTAATATACCAAATGTAACATCTGGTCCTAATCAAGTAAGTATTCCTGTGTCTTTAACGTCTATTTCGATAGGAGACTATCGTAATAAAAGTATTCAGTTTTATGATAGTTTGGGTAATTCAATAGGTAGTGCAACTTTCTAAATAGTCCCCTCAACAATATTGTACCTTATGCACTCGTCACCATCAAGATAGACATCCCTCTTCATAAGCCTCTTCAATTTCGTCTCTGACAGTGTTGTGTTCTTTCGGTAAAGGTTCTTGATGTGCTCCATGAGCTTTGTCACAGTCTCCATCTCATCCTTGAGCTCCTCAAACTTTCCCCAAAATGTATTCGACAACTGATGAATTAGAACGAACGAGTTTTCTTTCATGAGTCGTTTTTTTCCACCGAGGAGTATGAATGTTGCTGCACTACAGCACACCCCGTCAACAATTGTAGTGACTGGAATTTTCATCGTACGAATATGATCCATTGCAGACAGACCTGCAAATACACACCCTCCCTCACTGTGTATGTATAGTTTGATTGTTGGAGATTCCTCAAGTCCAATCTCTGCATATTTAATGAGAAGGTCCCTCTGCAGAGTTTTTAGAGTAATGTTCAGCTCTAGTACAGATTCTTGCGAAACCTCTCCATAAAAGTAAACCTCATTTCCAATCACCCTTGTGTATACACCTGGAGTCTCATCTTCCGCTTCGCTCTCTGATTTGTTTCTTAAGTGACTGTGCCCGTTTAATCTTGCAAACATGGTTTAATATATCAATGTCTTGAACCTCAAGGCTTGGATGAATAACCCCCTCATTCAAATGATCCCTGATCAATGGAAGATGATCCATTGTGAATCCTTTTTGGTAAAGAGCTTTTAGTCGTTTTCTCCGCATGCACATGTTTTGGTGCTTTGTCCATAGTGACCCTGGAACAAGGTCAGTGGCATTCACCGGATCTATGATATATGATGGTTTCAATAGACCCTCTGATACAAAATAGTTTGTGTATGCCCAGTCGCTGTTCTTGTAGATGTATGTGTCGAATATGTCTGCATTTGAAAGTGCCTCCAGAACTCTAACGTCACACGTCTTGTGATTCTCATGTATCAGAGCATACATATACCCTCTTTCAGCAATGTCTGGTATTTCAAATCTTTCACCGCGTAATAGACGTCTCACGATATCTGATGGTTCTTCATATGTATCGAGGGTTCCAAACATACCGGCAGAACCCCTGAGAGTTTCAGAAGATGTCCATGGCACGTACTCGAATGAAGGTATACCTTCTGGGCACTGTGAGGAGTTGTTACCGATATACAATGCGTATTTGGTTGAAACTTCTACAGAAAAATCATCGTCGTCGTCGAATATGGTCAGGGATCCGTCGAGAGTCAGACTCTTTGCGGTCCAAGTCTTTCCAATACCAGACTTTCCCCATATGAAAACCTTTCCATGAGTCTTTACCAAGTCTTCGAGCCATTCAGTGCGGGGGCCTCTCTTGGTTTTTTGCTTGTCGAGTTTCAAGAATCTATCCATGGATTCGGATTCAGAAACGGATGATGGTCCTATCAGTAAGCAGGTGTTTTCTTTGGTTCTCAAAGAGTTCACCCCTTATCTTATTGGTATACTTGTCATTAACCTCTTGACTATATTCCTGGTTGTCCAGATTTCAAAACGTATACCATTCTAAGAGATGGTGAAGGTCGCCTTAAAGAAACTTTCGACTGGTCCTAAAAAGTATCAGGTGGAATTTCCTGATGGAAAGACTGTCAAGTTTGGTGCCAAGGGATACTCTGACTACACTGTTCATAAGGACCCTGCGCGTATGCAGCGTTATCTCACGAGGCACAGATCACGTGAAAATTGGAACGACCCAAAGACACCAGGGTTCTGGTCTCGTTGGCTCTTGTGGTCTTCTCCGACACTTACTGGTGCGAAATCTATCATCAAAAAGAAATTCGGGCTCACTGTAAGATGACTGACGTCATTGATGCATATACGTACGAGTTGACTGTGACCCCTCAGTTTGCTAGGATAATTGATGGTACTGGGAATGATATTGGATTCTCTGTAACAACTGACTCATCTGACAATATATATCTTGCTGGACAGTATTCTGGAACGCCATCCATAAGTGATCAATTCGGAGGTTTCGTAGGCAATCTTCCTGTGAGTTCGGGAACGGCAGCCTTCTGTTCAAAGTTCAATTCTGAAGGGATCTATCAATACTCTTTCGTTGTAGATTCTGCAGGAAATGATATAGGATACTCTGTAACAACAGATTTGTCTGATAATCTATATATATCTGGACAGTACGATGGAACCCCAACAGTACAATTTGTAAACAGCTCGAATTTTTCCACAAGTGTAGCTACTCTACCCGTGAGTTCAGGAGTTGCAGCATTCTGTTCAAAGTTCAATTCTACTGGAACTTACCAATATTCTTTCGTTGTAGATTCTGCTGGATTTGATATTGGAAACTCTGTAACAGCTGATTCTTCTGGGAACGTATACATTGGTGGTGAATATGCTGGAACCCCAACAATAAAGTTTGTGAATAGCTCGAATGTAGCCACAAGTGTAGCTACTCTACCTGCGAGTACGGCATTGGCAGCCTTCTGTTCAAAGTTTAATTCTGCTGGAACCTACCAATATTCCTTCGTTGTTGATTCTGCTGGAAATGATACCGGAAACTCTGTAACAACCGATTCGTCTGATAATGTATATCTTGCTGGAGAATACAATGGAACCCCAACAATAAAGTTTGTAAACAGTTCTAATGTTTCGACAAGTGTAGCGACTCTACCTGTAAGCTCAGGTATTGCAGCCTTCTGTTCAAAGTTTAATTCTTCTGGAACCTACCAATACTCTTTCGTTGTAGATTCTTCAGGAACTGATATAGGAAACTCTGTAACAACTGATTCATCTGGTAATCTGTACCTTAATGCATATTACAATGGAACCCCAACGATAAAGTTTGTGAATAGCTCGAATGTTTCCACAAGTGTAGCTACTCTACCTGCGAGTTCAGGAACAGCAGCCTTCTGTTCAAAGTTTAATTCTTCTGGAACCTACCAATACTCTTTTGTAGTAGATGCTTCTGGAAATGATATAGGATACGCTGTAACAACAGATTCATCTGATAATGTATATGTTGCTGGTTCGTACAATGGAACTCCAACTGTACAATTTGTAAACAGCTCGAATGTTTCAACAAATGTGGCGACTCTACCTGCGAGTTCAGGAACAGCAGCCGTCTGTTCAAAGTTTAATTCTGCTGGAACCTACCAATACTCTATCGTTATTGATTCTACTGGAACAGATATATCACGGGGATTAACAGCTGATTCTTTTGATAACTTATATATTTCTGGTGAATACATCGGTACACCAACAATAAAGTTTGTGAACAGTTCTAATGTTTCAACCAATGTGTCAACTCTGCCTGGCAGTTCTTTAAATTGTGCATTTTTATTGAAATTCGATATAGATGGATCGTATACTCCTAATTTAGACGTGTCTTCTTATTCGATAGTAGTAGATTCTACAGGAAATGATATAACGTGGGGAGTAACAAACGATCCTTCTGATAATATATATATTGTCGGTGAATACGATGGAACCCCAACAATAAAGTTTGTAAACAGCTCGAATGTAGCCACAAATATAGCGACTTTACCGGCAGACGATGGATCAACAGCAGCCTTCTGTTCAAAGTTTAATTCTTCTGGAACATATCAATACTCTTTCGTTGTAGATTCTACTGGTGCTGAAATCGGATACTCTGTAACAACCGATTCGTCTGGTAATACATATCTTTCTGGTGGATACAGTGGAACCCCAACGATAAAGTTTGTGAACAGTTCTAATGTTTCAACAAGTGTAGCGACTCTACCTGCGAGTTCAGGAGGAACAGGAGTCTTCTGTTCAAAGTTCAATTCTGCTGGAACCTACCAATACTCTTTTGTTGTAGATTCGGCAGGAACTGACAGAGGAAATTCTGTAACAACTGATTCTTCTGGGAACGTATACATTGGTGGACAATATGCTGGAACCCCGACGATAAAGTTTGTAAACAGTTCTAATGTTTCAACAAGCGTAGCGACTCTACCTGCGAGTTCAGATGCGGCAGCCTTCTGTTCAAAGTTCAATTCTACTGGGACTTACCAACACTCTTTCGTTGTAGATTCTGCTGGAGCTGAAATCGGGCGCGGATTAACAACTGATTCTTCTGGGAACGTATATCTTGCTGGAGAATACAATGGAACCCCAACAATAAAGTTTGTGAATAGTTCGAACGTTTCAACAAGTGTAGCTACTATACCTGCTGACTCTGGAGGAACAGCAGTCTTCTGTTCAAAGTTCAATTCTGCTGGAACCTACCAATATTCCTTCGTTGTAGATTCAGTTGGTAATGACGGTGGATACTCTGTAACAGTCGATTCGTCTGATAATGTATATCTTGCTGGAGACTATGATGGAACCCCAACAATAAAGTTTGTAAACAGTTCTAATGTTTCAACAAGTGTAGCTACTCTACCTGTGAGCTCAGGTACCTTAAACACCGCCTTCAGTTCAAAGTTCAATTCTGCTGGGACTTACCAATTTTCCTTCGTTGTAGATTCTTCGTCTGCGAGTGACGTCGGGTTCTCTGTAACAACTGATTCTTCTGGGAACGTATATCTTGCTGGATATTACAATGGAACCCCAACAATAAAGTTTGTGAATAGCTCGAATGTTTCAACAAGTGTAGCTACTCTACCTGCGAGCTCGGGAGGAACAGGTTTTTGTTCAAAGTTTAATTCTGCTGGAACATACCAATACTCTAGGATAATTGATGATACTTTATCTGTCATCGGGTACTCTGTAACAGCTGATTCTTCTGGGAACGTATATATTGGTGGTGACAACAATGGAACCCCAACAATAAAAACAGAAACTGGATTGATTCTTGGAGCGTTACCTACAGGGACTTCAGCATTTGTAACTAAATTTGGACCGACTGGTTCTTATTATACCTAAGGTATCTGTTTGTAATAGAGTATAACTTTGAGACCTTTCGGCGCGGTTCCACTTCCTGTTGAAGTGATCCTAATATAATGACCTTGAGACACGGAAACACCTGACAGAGTTGAAAGTGTACCACCTGACGATCCTGTTCCTGTCCACGAGACTGGTTGATTCGCACCAACAGTCATGTAGGAAACCCCTGAATAAATGGAAGTCAATGAAGCGAGTGAAGATCCGTGTAAAACATTTATAGTCAGTGTAGCAGTTGGATTTGTATTCACCAGATATGCTCTTGTACCTGTTATGAGCATGTTTACAGGGGCTGTTATAGTTGAAACGGCAGATCCATCAATCTTTACAGATCCATTTTCTGCAGAGCACGCTATGGTTGTGTGAAGGGGTATACCATATACATCAGACCCAAAAGTGGTTGTACCAGGTACGACAAGGGTACTCAGGTTACTTGTTCCAGACGCATTAATCGTAATCAGACTGGTTGCACCATTCACACCAAGTTGTGTAGTTGTGAGACTGAAAAGATTAGATGCCCCAGAAACATTCAGTGCCGATCCAGTGAGTGCAGTGGATCTGACTATGGTACCAAATATATTTGAACTGACAATGTTTGAGAGGTTTGAAGTGCCTGTTATATTCAGCGAGGTTCCATTAATGTCTGTTGCCCCTATGATCCCACCAAATATATTGGAACTCACCAGGTTTGCCAGGTTCGATGTCCCTGTTATATTCAGAGACCCTCCTGTGTAGCTCGGTGCTGCAAGACCACCAGAAAACCCAAGGTTGGATGTTACAAGATTTGCAATGTTTGCAGTCCCTGTAAGGTTCATTGAAGATCCAGAAAGAATACCTGATAGATTAGATGTTCCTGAAACATTCAGTGTTGATATACTCAATGGTCCCGCGTAATTCAATGTCCCAACTGCAATTGTAGATAGGTTGCTTGTTCCAGACACATTCAGGGACCCACTAGTGACTGTTACCAGATTACTAGTTCCAGACACATTCAGGGACCCACCAGTGACAGTGACCAAGTTACTGGTTCCTGATACATTCAGTGAGGTTCCAGTGACTGTTGTACCTGCAAGTACCGATCCAAATATATTGGAACTCACCAGGTTTGCAAGGTTACTCGTACCCGTCACATTCAGTGAAGACCCTGTGATCACTGTACCTGTAACTATCGATCCAAATATATTGGAACTCACCAGGTTTGCAAGGTTACTGGTCCCAGCCACATTTAGTGAAGACCCTGTTATGCTGGTTGCAGTTATAGGTCCTGTATATGTCAGAGTACCAACTGCAAGTGTCGTCAGGTTGGATGTACCAGCTACATTCAGTGAGGTTGGTGAAATACTCGAGAGTGATATATTCGTCAGGTTTGCAGTTCCGGATACATTAAGAGACGCAGTTGAAATGGCACTCGAAGAGACATTTGTGACTGTGACTGAATTAGAAACAAACAAATTTACTATAGACGCTGTGTTGTTTACAGTCAGAACATTCTGAAATGTCTGCCCCTGTGTGAAGACGAGAGTACCTATAACAGCACTTGCAGCCACAATATTTGAACTGACCAAGTTGGCCAGATTCGAAGTCCCAGCTATATTCAGTGAAGTCCCAGTTACGGTCACCAGATTACTAGTCCCAGAAACATTCAGTGACCCACCAGTGACTGTCACAAAGTTACTGGTCCCTGCTACATTCAGTGAGGTACCTGCAAGTGCCAACCCAAATATGTTTGAGCTCACCAGATTTGCAAGGTTACTCGTCCCAGACACATTCAGTGATGTTCCTGTGAGGACTGTACCTGCAAGTGAAGATCCAAATATGTTGGAGCTGACTAGATTTGCAAGGTTACTGGTCCCAGACACATTCAAAGAAGCCCCATTTACTGTTGTACCTGCAAGTGACCCTCCAAATATATTTGATCCTACAATATTTGCAAGGTTACTGGTACCCGTCACATTCAACGAAGACCCTGTGATCACTGTACCTCTGATTACATCTCCAAATATGTTGGAGCTGACAATGTTTGCAAGATTTGAAGTCCCAGATACGTTCAGTGAAGATCCTGTTACGGTCACAAGGTTAGATGTACCAGACACATTCAGAGATGTTCCAGTGAACCCAGATGCTCTGACGATCGAACCAAAAATATTGGAACTCACCAGGTTTGCAAGGTTACTGGCCCCGGACACATTCAGTGTAGACCCTGTTACAGTTACCAGATTAGAAGTTCCAGAGACATTCATGGAAGATCCTGTTACGGTCACAAGATTACTTGTTCCAGACACATTCAGAGAGGAACCAGTGACTGTTGTACCTGTGAGTACCGACCCAAATATATTGGAACTCACCAGGTTTGCAAGGTTACTCGTACCAGATACGTTCAATGAAGACCCAGATACGGTCACCAGATTACTTGTCCCAGACACATTCAGAGAGGTTCCTGTGACTGTTACCAGATTAGATGTGCCAGACACATTCAGTGAGGATCCAATGAGACCAGTACCTCTGACTACATCTCCAAATATGTTGGAGCTGACAAGATTTGCAAGGTTTGAAGTACCTGTCACGTTTAGTGAAGACCCTGTGATCACTGTACCTGTGAGTGCACTTCCGAGTATATTGGAGCTGACAATATTTGCAAGGTTTGATGTTCCAGATACATTTGCGGAGGCTATTGTGGCCCTGTTGAGTACTGTAAGGTTTGTGATTGTACCTTGAGCAAGTGTTGCTGTGCCACCTGCTATGGTTGCAGATGATGTTGTGATTGATGGTGATGACAGTATGGTTACATTTGAGGCTACCAGATTTGAAAAAACGGCTGCGCCTGCGGCAATGTTAGCGTCCGCAATGTTTGCAGTTGTCATGACTGATACAGGTGGGAAGGTGAATGCACCGGATACTGCAAAGTTTTGTGCAGAAAAATTTATTACGTTTGCGAAAGAAAGGTTAGCTGCACCTCCTGCTATGTTTGCGTCCGATACATTGATGACATTGAATACCGTCTTGTTAATGTCAATACCACCAGTGATGTTGATGCTTGTGCAGTTTACAGATTGGAATTTTGTGGTACCAGATACTGATAGTGTACCTGTTACGTTCGCACTGAGTACGTTTATAGTCTGAATGTCAATGTCTGAAATATTTGCAGTCCCTGATACGTTTAGACTTGCTATGTTTGCTAGGGTAATGTTTGCGGTTGGGGCTATTATCATGGATGTGAATTCTCCGATGGATGCAGTTTGTGCGACGAGATCGTCTGTTATCATGTTTGTTGTCGTGACGTCAGTGGTTGTTATGGCGCTTGCTCCAGTTGCAGTAAAGTTTGTCGTCCTGAGTTCTATGCATTCGATAGTCTGGCCAGTGACTAGACCTGTGAATGTAGTGAGACCAGCAACCTGGAGCTGATTGTTTACGATGGTTGGTCCTTGAATGTCGACTGGACCGGTTACTTCGAGTGAACTGAGACCTGAGATGGATCCTGAGGTGCTCTGAATGTTGCTCGCCACAATCGTTTCTGCTGAGAGGTTTGCAGTGTTTGTTGTGGCAAAAACATTCAGTGTGCTTGCATAGATGATTGGCGATGTGGCAGACGCCATCTATTGTCATCTACGAGTATTTTCGGAGAGCTTGGTCGTAGCTAAATATGGGTTTTCCGAGTCTTATGTTGATCCAGTTATGACAATCGACTGACCACTTGAATAGATTACCAGAAGGAGGAACGGATGCTAGATACATTCGATAGTGTGTTTGGCACTGATCACACGGTAGAACACTGACTATACCGTAAAGTACTTTCCGAGCTGTTGAAGGTTTACATGTAAGGCAGGTCACATGAATAAATGACCATAGGTCTGGTCCCCAATGCTTCATCTCACCTATATATATCGGTGGAAAAAAGACACGATTAAATACCAGATAATTTCCATTCTGCAATGGCTGGAAATGGGTCTAGTGATGCTCGTATGATAATCCGATATCTTGCATAATCAGGTAATACGGTTGAAACTGTAAAAAACTGCGTCTGCCCCTGTGTCCAAACAATAGTTGATCTTTCGTCAAGAGAAGCCCAAGTAGTACCGTCGTTTGATCCTGCAATCATCCAAGATCTTGGAGTCTGGCCAAAACTTGCATCGTTTCTGGGTGTTATTCTATATGAAGTTAGACGTATTGCGTTTGGAAGTATTATACTCACCCAATCTCCGAATATTGTGTTACCAGATACGGTTGTAGATATTGTGCCTGTATAAGCATAGGGTGATGTGGTGCTATAATTGGAAGAATTGAGATTTAAGAATGTAGAAGTATTGTTATCGAATGCATTGAAAAGTAATGGGTTGCTTATAACGCTAGACGCTAGAGTTGTATCATTTGTGAGTGAAGACAATGGGTAATCTATCGGTGCATTCGCCTGGTACATTCTCCAATTTCGTAAATAAAAGTTTCCAGATGCTGGCGCTGTAAAATTTATACGATAATAACTAAACGCGGTTACATTATTCACATATGACCACCATCCTCCACCTTTGCTTGCGTAATCCTGTGAGCTCTTCGTGTCGAGAGTTGTCCAGGACGATCCATTATCTGAGCCATCAAACGTCCATGCAGTGAATCCAGCATAACCCAACGCTGGATAAATACCGTATATTCGTATAACTACTGCGGAAGGAAATTGGATTTGTATGAATGCTGGCGTGGTTGATCGTACGTATCCAATTGAATTATCCCATACAACTGAGTTATCGAATAAGGTTCTCGTATCATATCCGGTAGTACCTGGTGCAGTTGAGGTTATATTATATACACCATTTCCATACAACTGACCTGACATTGTATATGAAAATGAAGGCGAAGATCCTGCCCAACTCGCGTATGGTATATCCACTGGTGGCCATCTTTTAAACGAAGATTGATCATCTATTTCACCAGCCGAATTATACTTTACAATGAATGATGAACTTGTAGGCAGGTACAAAGGGCTAATAATATCACTTGAATTATAAATATTTGCTGCAACTGGATTGGTTCCTACAATATATACGTTATTTAGTGGATCTGTTGTTATTCCGTAGCCAATATCTGCACTCGTGCTACTATTACAGTCGACTTGTGAATTCCATACATATTTACCAGTTGAATCATATTTCACTATGAATGCAGTCTGTACTGACAATGTCACATTCGACCATGTTGTACCGTATACATTTGAATTGAAAATCTTCGTAGATGTCCCATTAGATGCATTCGTACCCGTTATATAAACATTATCGAGCGAATCAACTGCAACTCCGAATGCAGAGTCTGTTGTACCCGCGTGGTCTACATATGCTCTCCACAAGACACCCCCAGTCGAGCTGTATTTGACTAGAAATGCTGAAGCAACTGGAACTGTGAGTCCAGAAGATACACCAGCTGAATCGAATACGGTTGCCACAGCTGCTCCGTTCACGCCTGCTAGATATACATTGTTTTGGCTGTCGACGGCAACAGCATATCCTATATCCGTGCTGGAGGCTGCATCAACATATGCTCTCCAGTTGACTGCACCAGAAGGAGAGTACTGAACTAGAAAAGCTGAAGCAATTGGAACAGTGAGTCCAGAAGATACGCCAGCTGAATCGAATACGGTTGCCACAGCTGCTCCGTTCAAACCTGCTAGATATACATTACCTGACGAATCTGTATCAACTGCTCTGCCTACATCTGTACCTGTACCATTTACATATGCCCTCCAGTTGACTGCCCCCGAAGAAGAGTACTGAACTATAAACGCCGAACTTGTTGGGACTGTGAGTCCAGAAGATACACCAGCTGAATTGAATACGGTTGCAGATACAGTGCCATTACCACCAACAAGGTATACATTACTTGAAGAATCTGTAGCAACAGCATATCCTATATCCGTGCTGGAGGCTGCATCAACATATGCTCTCCAGTTGACTGCTCCAGAAGAAGAGTACTGAACTAGAAAAGCTGAAGCAATTGGAACAGTGAGTCCAGAAGATACACCACCTGAATCGAATACGGTTGCCACAGCTGCTCCGTTCAAACCTGCTAGATATACATTACCTGATGAATCTGTATCAACTGATCTGCCTACATCTGTACCTGTGCCATTCACGTATGCCCTCCAGTTGACTGCACCGGACTGTGAGTACTGAACTATAAACGCCGAACTTGTTGGCACAGTGAGTCCAGAAGATGCACCAGCTGAATTGTATACGGTTGCGGATACAGCGCCATTACCACCAACGAGGTATACATTGTTTTGGCTGTCGACGGCAACAGAGTAACCTATATCCGTGCTGGAGGCTGCATCAACATATGCTCTCCAACCGTACGTGGATGTCGGTACCGGTAAGCTTGCAAATATATATGGGTTAAAGAACAGTCTCGATCCCATCTGATATACTTAATCACAATAAATTGTACATTTAGCACCGTTGGGCGTACCAGATCCTATACTTACTATAGTTATATCAATCTTGTCAAGGTATGCAATTGCATTTGAACCTCCTATAAGAGTTCCTGGCGTAACATTTGAAGAAAGGAATGTTGAAACAGAAGAAACATTGGGATTTACGGAATATACAGTCGAACCGTTTTTAAGAATGCTAAATGTCACATTTGATGAAGCTGAATTGGCATTCAATGTAAATAGAGGCGGTATGGTTCCTGATATAGTAAATGGGAAAGGTGCTCTGAATGTAAGTTTGGTTCCAGTAGTGAGTGTAGTAGTCTCATCTGAGAGTGCACCACCGAGTGTAACTGGAAAATGAACTGGATACGTAACTGGTGTATTCAGTTGGATAGAAGTTGTAGCTTGAAGGTTATTTGTGAATATATTCGCGAGATTGGATGTCCCTGACACATTCAGTGAGGTTCCTGAAAGTGCCACTCCAAATATATTGGAACTGACAAGATTCGCCAAATTCGAAGTTCCAGACACGTTCAGAGAAGCCCCAACGAGTGTCACCAGATTAGAAGTCCCTGACACATTCAGTGAGGTTCCTGAAAGTGCCACTCCAAATATATTGGAACTGACAAGATTCGCCAAATTCGAAGTTCCAGACACGTTCAGAGAAGCCCCAACGAGTGTCACCAGATTAGAAGTCCCAGACACATTCAGTGAGGTTCCTGCAAGTTCCACTCCAAATATGTTGGAACTGACAAGATTCGCCAAATTCGAAGTCCCAGACACGTTCAGAGAAGCCCCAACGAGTGTCACTCCAAATATATTGGAACTGACAAGATTCGCCAAATTCGAAGTCCCAGTTACATTCAGTGAGGTTCCTGCAAGTGCCACTCCAAATATATTGGAACTGACAAGATTCGCCAAATTCGAAGTCCCAGTTACATTCAGTGAGTTTCCTGCAAGTGCCACTCCAAATATATTTGAACTGACCAAGTTGGCCAGATTCGAAGTCCCAGACACGTTCAGAGAGGTTCCTGCAAGTGCCACTCCAAATATATTTGAACTGACCAAGTTGGCCAGATTCGAAGTCCCAGACACGTTCAGAGAGGTTCCTGCAAGTGAAGATCCAAATATATTGGAACTGACCAAGTTGGCCAGATTCGAAGTCCCAGTTACATTCAGTGAGTTTCCTGCAAGTGAAGATCCAAATATATTGGAACTGGCAAGATTCGCTAGATTCGAAGTCCCAGACACGTTCAGAGAGGTTCCTGCAAGTGAAGATCCAAATATGTTGGAGCTGACTAGATTTGCAAGATTCGAAGTCCCATAAATATTCAAAGTGACTCCTTCTGTGTATGTGAGGTTGGACAGGCCAGATGCGTTTACAGTGTCTGTAACTACTGCCAGAAGATTAGCCTGTGCAGATACATTAAGTCCACCGAGGAATGCAGCTCCTCTAATATTTGAGCTGATCAGATTAACTAGATTTGAGGTACCAGACACATTGAGTGTACTAAGATATCCTGATCCAGTTATGTTTGGGCTAACAATGTTAAGAAGGTTACTTGTCCCAGACACATTCAGTGATGTAAGGTTTGCAGAACCTCTGTAAGATTCACTATATATGTCAGATACATTGGCGGTAGATAGAACATTTATAGAACTTATATTTAGATTCTGTGATATATATACGTTTCCTCTGACTTCTATTTCCGTGTCTGAAAATAAAGCTCCATCTGGGTAATTAAATACGCACTGTCCAGTTCCTAGAATTTTTAGAGCAGGATGGTCTCCTAGAGCTGTGAAGAAAGCGACTTGCTGATCTGGAGCACCTTCCGCTTGTGTAACGGAGAATGCTGGACCAGTCCCATAATTTACTATGGTTATTGAATTTGATGTTAGTATGTTCTGTGCTACGTTAAATGTGTTACCGGATATGAGAATATTAGAAACAAAAAGTGTATCTATTTCGGCAACATTCGAATGAAGTGTAAAAAGATTACTCGTCCCTGACACGTTGAGTGTATCTAGATGACCAGATCCTCTGACGGTACTACCAAATATATTGGAGCTGACCAGGTTCGCAAGGTTTGCCGTGTCTGACGTATTTAAAGTACTAAGATAGGCCCTCCCAGTTATGTCTTCACTGTAAATGTTGGCAAGGTTTGATGTACCTGATACATTCAGAGAATTCAACAGACCAGTTCCTCTGATGTTGGAACTAACCAAATTTGTAAGGTTGCTCGTTCCAGCTATATTTAGGGATGAAACAGAAAGTGACCCTACATTTGCTGTACCAGTCACATTAATAGTTGGGAGTGTGCTAATTGACAATCCAGAAATATTTGCAGTGCCAGTTACATTTAGAGTGCTTATCACAGCCTGTGATGCCTGCAGAGTCCCTGTGAGTTTAAGATCAGATGGAAATGCAAAAAGATCGAAAGAGTCGTTTGCTATACTATCGTATACATATGCAGAATTCTTGAGAGAATCTGACATTCTTGGTATTACATGGTAGAATAAATCCGAAGAGTGAATGAGTTATTCTCTGCACCATTAAAAGACACAACTTGATTATCCTTGTCCAGCCATCTTATCGTAAGTCGTGAGAGAGAATCGATTGATTTAGGGTACCATATGGACATTATATAGTCGGTATGTTCCTTGAAACACTTTATACCTCCGCTTGCAATATCCATTGGTATCATTGCGAATGAGTGTGCAATTGTATTCCCTGAGAATGTGTTACCAGTGAGTGGCTTTGTATCGAGTGTATACTGTGTTCTGAGTTCTTCAATGTCAAGAAACAGGTATTCATTTGCACTCATATTGATTACATTGCTCGACTTGATGATTTCTTTGTTTCCATATATTGGATGTCCGGTGTAAAATGTATCAACTGTAGATGTTATTTCAGTACCTATCGGCAAACCTGTAAGTGCAGCCATCTGTGAACTGTAAGCGTTGAGAGTAAATTGAGTGTCTCTGAAAAATATAAATTTTCCTTCGCCCTGAAGATAGTTCACAGTGAGACCAGATGATACCGCATTCACCGCATTCTGAATGTATGATGAAAGGGTTGGTGCAGAATAGAATCCTGGTGCGAGCTTGAGTGTGGTGGTGCCGTACTTCAAGTCATCTGATCCGTTTGAAAGGTTGTATATTGTGTTTGGTACCCTGGCTGATACGAGATCTACCCGATAAACACCTCTGATAATCTCCGGCAGGTACAGAGAGTATGTGTTTCCATAAGGTTCAACACGATTGTTCGAATCAACATAAAGGTACTGAACCCTGTCATTCATCTTTACAGTAGACCCTCAACAAAAAATCACCTGAAATCTGCAAGGGTGTCCTGTACTCATCAAACCATCGAGGTGTTATCCGATGGATGGTATCAAGAGGTTGTGGATACTTCACAGTACACATGAGGTCACTCGATTCATTGAAAACCTTGGTCCCTCCTAGAGGAGTATCTAAAGGGAATGTTGCAAAGTACCCATTCATAAATGGGTGTCTGAGTTCTTCAATATCTAAAAAAACCTGTGTCGGTAATGTGATCCCAGGGCCCTCTCCCTGGAAGTAGTATTCCCTTGTCACCTCATCAAACAAAGACGATGAATATGTTTTACCAGGTGTAAACCCAAGAATAGTAAATACATTAGAGGTTCCATCTAGCACATTAGATATCGCTCCTGCGGTTATGACTACTTTTGTAAAGTAAGATACTGGATCTCTCGTTATTGTAAACTCCGACATGTTCCACCCAGACAAGTATGTTATAAGTGTCGACTGGTCATAGAATCCCTGAGGGACATGAATAGTCCGGCCGTCAATAGTTATGTATTCACCGTCTACAACAGTAGGAATTGTCCTGGACACTGTTGCCGAAACCAAGTCAGCCCTGACGATCCCTTTTATGGGCTGTGTCAGATATGATCCGTCGCTTGATACATGCACATACATCTATACTTATATTCTAGGATATTCGATGATGTTTACACACATGTTTGGGTAAGAAAGACACATGTTAACCTTGCTGAGCATCTTCTGCTTCGAAACCCGCATACCCTGATTAGTCTTTCCTTTGAAAGCAGGTGAATCTGCAGGGAGTGTTTGTATGACGTCTTTTATAAACTGTAGAGCCGAAAGAGTATATGAGTAATATTTGGTCCATGGCTGACCAGAAATCTTTGGAGGTATTCTGTTTGCATGGTACATGATGGAATACGTTTGGCAAAACTGATTCGTCCCGAGAACCTGGTATTCGTTGTATGGGTCGAACGCTTTTTTGTCTCCTGGTTTTCTTGCATACCAGTGCCCCGATGATCCGAATTCGTGAGAAAATCCGATCGAAGGTACATTTACATCTGTTCTCAGTGTTGTCCTGTCAGAAATTGAGAGACTTGGAAAAAAGGAATTTATAGTTGCAGGGTCTCCCATAAAATCAGCCAAGGGCTGCAGGTACTCATCGGCCCACTCCTGATCGAGTATTTTTATGTATTCTTCTGACGCGACCCATTTCTGAAATTTCTTAACCTTTGCAAAAGTTGGGTACACCTGGTTCGCCAGATTCTTGTAGTCTTCCATTGTATATACTACATCACAAGATTTTAGCAGGTTTGGGATATTATAGCTACAGTGAAGCAAGAACACACTGCCAAAACGAATGAGAGTATCTTGGTGGGTGTTTTAAAATCATTCACGTGTATTTCGAGGGGCTGTTTTATTTCATGAAAAGTTCTGCATAACGGGCAATTTGGGAGACACTTCAGGTAACACGATAAGTGCAAGGATTGTCTGCAGCAGTGGGTCTGTACAGTTGACTCTGTGGTACCCAAAATTTCAAAGCACAATGGGCACTCCATTGTCTAGAGTTTACACACAATAAATAGTTAGAACATGCATCTCCAAATCATCTCATGGGTTGCTTCAGACGAAGGGCAAGAAGGCAGAGAAAGGTACATTATAAATATATTTGGTAGAACTGATCAGGGTGATGCACTTCACGTAAAGGTTCACTACAAGCCGTGTTTTTACCTGAAGTGCAACCAGTTTCCTGCTATATTCTCTGAGAGGTTCAAGCACGAAAAAATCAAAGGTAGGAGATCTGTGTGGGGGTATACACCAGACACACAAACATTTTACAAGGTTACATTTGATTCTTTGAGATCGAGGAGATATGGTGAGATGACACTGAAAAAGATGCCTATATTTGAAGCGAACATTGATCCTGTTCTCCGTTTCATGCACGACAAGTCTATCGCATCAACTGGATGGGTTGAGATACCCGATGGGTTTGTGAATGGGTCGGAGCTTAGGGCTGGGTACATCAAGCCAATTCCGAGATTTGACATTGCACCAATCAGGATCATGTCACTTGATATAGAATGTTATTCTGCAGATGGGAGCTTTCCTGACGCGTCAAAACCTGACGATTGCGTTTTTCAGATTGCAATGACTACACGTACATGGGGTTCTGATTCAATTGATGAATGTCTGCTTTGCATGTCAGAGTTCAAGAATGAAAAGGCTCTCATTGAAGAATTTGGAAGGAAAATGAGACAGATTGATCCTGATGTGGTTACTGGGTGGAATATATTTGGCTTTGATTTGGAATACCTGTACAAACGGATGAATCTTGCAGGGTGTAATCCTCTTGCGCATCACTGGGGAAGGGATCATGATCATCCTGTTACTCTTGTATCAAAGCGGCTTGCGTCGAATGCGCTAGGGAGTAATCTTCTGAATATGGTTCCAATGTTTGGGAGGTATGTGTTTGATCTGTTCCAGGAGGTGAAGCGAGAGCAGAAGTTTGAGAGTTATAGTCTCAACAATGTTTCAAAGGTTCTCCTCTCTGACCAGAAGATTGATATGCCCATCAAGGAAATGTTCAAGAGGTTTGCCAGGTGGAAGGAGTCTGGTGACCCTGAAGAACTCAAGGAGATAGGTGACTATTGTATCAAGGATACCCTGCTACCTCATAGGATCATGGACAGATTGTGCACAATTCCGAATCTTATTGAGATGGCAAAGGCTACATGGGTTCCTTTGAACTATCTCTCTGAGAGGGGTCAGCAAATCAAGGTGTTTTCGCAGATTGCCAAAAAGGCTTCGGAGCTCGGGTTTATGATTCCAACATTTTATAAGAAGGATAGTGACGTTCCAGATGAAAAGTACAAGGGTGCAACAGTTCTTGACGCAGACATTGGGGCTTATTACGACCCTGTGGTTGCGCTCGACTTTGCGAGTTTGTATCCGAGTATCATGATGGCTCACAATCTGTGCTATTCTACAATTCTTCTTGGTGGGGCGAGTCACCCTGACGAAGAGACTGTTGGTGCTGCGAGGTATGTGCAGAATGTGCCCGCTCTTCTTCCAGAGGTTCTCAGAGAACTCAAGCAGTTTCGCAAGCAGGCAAAGAAGGATATGGCTTTGCACAAGGGTACACCACTTGAAGATGTATACAATGCAAAGCAGCTTGCATACAAGGTTTCGATGAATTCAGTCTATGGGTTTACTGGTGCATCAAAGGGGTTCTTGCCGTTGGTAGACATTGCAAGTTCAGTGACGGCCAAGGGGAGAGAGATGATCCAACAGACGAAGGATCTTGTAGAATCTGAATTCGAGGGGGCAAAGGTGCGGTACGGAGATACGGATTCTGTGATGGTTCAGTTTGATGTGGGAAATCTCAAAGGTGATGCGGCTATTAGGAGGTCATGGGAGCTTGGAGAACAAGCTTCACAAAGAGTGCAAAAGATTTTGCGAAGTCCAAATGAGCTTGAGCTTGAGAAGGTGTATTGTCCTTATTTTTTGTACTCGAAAAAGAGGTATGCTGCGAAGAAGTGGACACTCGAATCTGATGGATCTCTCGAATCATCAGTAGACGTAAAGGGTCTTCAATTAGTTAGGAGGGACATATGCCCGTTTGTAAGGGGTGTGTGTAAGCAGGTACTTGATTGTATTCTAGAATCTCAAGATCCTCTACCTGTGATTCAGTTTGTCAGACAGGCAAAGGAGAAACTTTTATCAGGCGAAATTCCATTGTCAGAACTCACTCTTACGAGAAATCTAGCAGCAGAGTACAAGAGTCAGAATCTTGCACATGTGAAGGTTCGGGATAAGATTCGGGAGAGAGAGCCGGGATCTGAACCAAAGTCAGGCGACAGAATCCCGTTCGTTCTTGTAAAGACTGACAAGAAGGAAAAGGCGGCGTATCAGAAGGCTGAGGATCCTTCGTGGGTGGTGGACCATGGGTTAGAGCTGGACTATGAGTACTATTTCAAAAATCATATGAAGAAACCAGTTTCAGATCTCCTCGAACCACTCATAGATCAGAAAGATTTGTGGGGCACATAGTAGTAATGGAAACATGGGTGATTATCTTGATTGTATGTTTGATTATAGCAGCAGTTGTTGGTTACTGGTGGTTTTACATCAGAGAGCAGGATTTTTCTAGCAAACAGGCTATAGAATTGGTAGGCAAGTTATATGGAGACAGTAACCTGACTGTTCTGTATGAATTTGGGCCGTCTTCTTCAGTACGTATATTGAATACAGAGACTCTTGATTGTGTCTTTAAAAAGTGGGAACTCAAATCGCCTGACCTTGTAGAGATTATCGATGTTGCATCGTTCAAAATAACTGATAAACTGACACGAACATCAGATGGCACTGTTTTTGAACTCCTTGAAGGGAGCATATCGAGGTATTGTGATCTGCTAGGCAAAAATGTAACTGTATGATAATATGAAAGAACCTAAGAAGTTTGACAAACGGTTCATTGTAATAGGTTTGATCGTATTGGTTGCTGTAGGAGTAATTATATGGCTTTTTACGAGGCCCAAAGAGGAAGATAAACTCACATTTCCACCAATAATAAGAAAAAGAGACTCAGAGCAAGGGCCTTCCAGCCAACCCCCAGAGTTTCAGCCAGCCCCAACTGGATTCGATGGTCCCTCACCAGGTCCAACTGATTTCGGTGGTCCCTCACCAGCCCCAACTGGATTCGATGGTCCCTCACCATCCCCAATTGATTTCGGCGGTCCCTCACCAGGTCCAATTGATTTCGGCGGTCCCTCACCAACCCCAACTGGATTCGATGGTCCCTCACCATCCCCAATTGATTTCGGCGGTCCCTCACCAGCCCCAACTGGATTCGATGGTCCCTCACCAGCACCAACATGTCCACAATCGTGTGAGGATACTATAAGTTCATTTGAGCAGTCTGGGTCCTCGGGATTTATACACGATTTTAGCGAGTGTGGAGTTTGTACAAATAGATTATATGGAATTAGACCAGAGAATTTTACGAGCGTTGATATTTTCAATTTCCCAACATCGACTGTAATCTGTAAACTTAGAGCTTCAACATCTCAACCCAACGACATTTGTTTTATATATTTTGTAGATAATTCTGGTCAACGTCTTATAATTGATGAGGTGTTCTCTGGTATTGGAGGGAGTGTCGTATTATCTGATAGAAGTTTATACACACATATGTTAGTAAATGAACGTATATTATTAAGGATAAGTGCTGTTATCAATATTGACGAAATAGGATTATTTAGTGTAAATAGGTTTGATGCAGTCGAAACTTTTATAATTCCTGACGGGGAAATTGATATACAAAAATTAGAAATTGGGAATTTAAATGGTAATACGAAGACATCAACTCCAACTGGATTCGATGGTCCCTCACCAGCCCCAACTGGCTTAGACGGTCTCTCACCAGCCCCACTAACTAGGATCAGTTGTGGAAATGCTGGGGACGACATGTCAGATGAAAAACGTAATTACATAACTGTTAGCAACCCCACAGGTGTACCCCCAGGTGGGTACTACACAACAACTGACAACGACTGGTCTGTATGGGATCGTTTTGTGAACACATATAGTGATGCAATAGTAGAAGACGAAGATGACAACAAATATAGTATGAACGAATTTACAACATTTACTGGAACTGACGGTAAGTTATACAAGACATCGCCATCATTCTCAGACACTAATAGCGGTTTTGCAAGGTTTTATTGTCGAAATCCAAACTAAAAACAAAATTCGATCATATAAAAATGAACAAGTACATTGGTATTTCTTGTACATATGGTCTCGCTCGATCTGTTGGTCCAGTGAACAATTTAAAAATTACATCTGGTAAGGAGATGCCTCCTGCGTCCAAGGTGGCGGTTCTTTCGTTTGCAACTATCGCCAGCCCAGTATATCTGCCAATGTATCTCATGAATGATCTGAATCGAGCCTTCTTGTTTGTGAGTGGCGAGAATCCGCTCGATTATGGATATCGTCCAAAGAAAACGGTTTACGACATTGTATTTCTTTGAAGTACTTTGATACGTGGTGAGACTCTTCTTCGATGACCCTTGAAAATTTCTTTTTTACGAGTACTCCTCCCCTGTCTGTGTAATACAGTGTGTCAAGTATGTATCCCTTTTTAGGGAGTTTATATTCAAGAGCTTTTATGCATCTGTCACAGGGTCTCGAGTTTCCGACTGTACCTCCTATATTTGCTCTTATGACGAGCAGGTCCACCTTTTTGAGTTTTCTGTTTCTCTTCAGTACAGGCAGCTTGTTGATTGCGTCGTCTTCTGCATGTACTGTTGGGAATATTCCAGTGCTATAATGGTTTTCGCCATACGTCATGATATTGAAAGGGGCAGTGATGGTTGAACACAACCGCCGCGTGGTTCGATCCAGGGTTCATGCAGCACCTCCTCTTCGAATTCAACGTCGATATCAACGAATCCATTTATAGAATAGACTCGATATATTTCTAGACAATGGAGACTGTGAAGCTCGACGATCGTTTGAATATCAAGGTTTTCGAGGGTGATTTGTACATTGGAAGATCAATCAAGGATGGGTATGGCTGGGATCGTTGGATGATACCTATACTCGAGTCTATCGATCATACTGATAAGGTTATACTTGACATTGGTGCTAACATAGGAGCATGTTCTCTTATGTTTTCATACTATGCTCCAGTGTATGCATATGAGCCATTTCATATAGATGTGTTGCGTGACAACTGTAATCAGGATACGGTTCACAAGATTACGCCTATTGGAAAGGCTCTGTCAGATTCGGTTGAGCACCGTCAGTTTTATTATCACAAGGAAAACTGCGGATCTGGTACATTCAATAAGGATCCCTCTGCATGTGAGCTGGTTGGTGAGTATACATCGTGTACACTTGATTCGGAGGGTATTACTGAACCAGTAAGTCTCATCAAGATTGATGTTCAGGGTGATGATTTGAAGGTTCTCAAGGGTGCAAAGGCTCTTCTGGAGAGAGATCATCCAGTTGTATTTGTTGAATGCGAGACTGTACAGAGTCGGCTAGAGACTGTCGCATACATGTATTCAGTTGGTTATACTGTATGTAGAAGTTGCCCAGAGAATATGCTCTTTTTTGAAAAGGCGTGTTCGCCGAGCATTGAAGTGTGAAAGGCCGCTCTATAGGCAAAGATGAGTGACTCTGAGCAGATGAAGCAGCAGACTGCTATGTGGTGTATGAATGTGCCCAATCACAAAAAGAAGATTGAAAATATGAAGCTTGTTTTTGTGAATGGTCTAGTAAAGTTTGTCCCAAAGTAACTTTTTTAAAAATTCAACTGAAGCAAAAAGGGTGTCTGACGGATACTGAAGACAGTCTCTGGGCAGGTGAACCAGATCCTGCAGAGATGGAGTCTATTATTGAGGATACTCTTCGTAAATTCCCCAGCCCTGTGCTTACATCCATGTACGAGAGGTACCTTAACGGAGAGACTGACCTCTATGACGAGCTTATGGCAAAGGCTCGAGAGCACCTCCTGCAGATTATGACAATAGAACCCAAGGCCCAGGCGGCGTCTTTCAAGTTGCCTGCACCTGAGCCAAAGGCTTCTTTGAAGACTCGGCGTTCTGTTACAGTTGATACTGTTCTCAGCATTCTGAATACTCGTAAGCAGTTGGATTCTAAGATGGATGAGTGCATTAAGCAGAGTGAGGTTTACAGGTATGAAGTGCAAAAGGGTTGTTCAGAGAAGGATGCGTATAAGATTGCTCTGGAGTTTTACACGAACCTCTCCAGGTGTGTAAATTAATTTTTTAAAAATACTCTCAAACAAAAAGGGGTGTATGAGTTTCTTCGAAGTTTGACATTGGTATGGCATACCAGAATGAGATGTTGGTGGAAAAGATATTTTATATTTTACGGGCATGTATAGTGTGCTATATTGTACACATTCTCATGCTACAGAGTATTGAAATACTTCATGATTTCATGCATGCTATTACGCATGTAATGATGAAGCTTTCATTTGTTTTTATGACTGGTTTTGTAACTACTGTAATAGTAGATATAATAACAAAGTAAAATGCTGTTTTTTTAAAAAACTCTCAAACAAAAAGTGGTGTTTTTTCATTACTGAAGTGAGTGATCCCAATGGATCTTGTGGGAAAATGCCGAGGTTCAGTGACATTTTTGTGTGGGAGACTTGCTCTACAAAGAGTGATTCCATATATGTATTTGCCAATTGTCTGCTCATCAAGAGGGTTGATGGATTTGACAAGGGTTCTTTTTTCCAAGAGATTACATTTGATATAAGTGGCATGTTTCTGCTGTTTGGTAGTCATGGACCCTATTGCCTAACGGTGTGAAAATAAAACCCATATAAAGTCAGGATGAGCACGGAAGATTGGATTGTATATATTCTTGGTGAAGATGCACTTTATGTAAGTGACGAACAGATTACGGAATGGAACTAAGTTTGTTTTTTAAAAATTTTCTTCATAGAAAAGTGGTGTATGGGTGTTACTGAAGTGTTCCGAAATGGGTGTTCCAACTGAATTGAAGATAGGCAGGGTCCCAGTGAT